ATAATTGATCTATATAATCAAAAATTATAAATACATATTTGTATTGAAGCAAAGGACTGAGGCATGGACATTGATCATGATTTTTTAGAAGTGAAGTTTGAGGAACCTGATAATTTCCTTAAAATAAAAGAAACCTTAACTAGAATTGGAGTTGCAAGTAGACGGGATAATAAATTATTCCAATCTTGTCATATACTCCATAAACAAGGTAAATATTACATTGTACATTTTAAAGAATTATTTCTTTTAGATGGTAAGGAAACAGATATAAGTGATAATGATATAACACGTAGGAATTCAATTGCAAGGCTTTTATCAGAATGGGGTTTGATGGATATTCTAACACCTGTTCATGATTTTGCACCAATGAATCAAATAAAGATTATATCATTTAAAGAAAAAGAAAATTGGGAATTAGTTCCCAAATATAATTTAGGTGGGAAGTCATCATAACATACAGGCGAGTGAAGAAATGAGTATTGAAATTTTAAGATTGAAATCCGGTGAAGATATTATTTGTGACATCAAATCTGAGGTAGACGGTTTGATTGTAATTGAAAATCCAGCAGTTATCATTCCAACTTCTAGGGGTGATGATGGTGTAGTAACTATGGGTTTGTCTCCGTGGATGCCATATTCGGCAACAGAAACATTTGACCTTAAGACTGAATGGTTAGTGACAAAAGGTCAACCGTCTGAACAGATGCAAGCATCATATTCTCAGATGTATGGTTTAATATTCACACCAGAGAAAAAAATTATATTAAATTAACTTAATTATGAGAAATAAACGCAAAGAAGAATTTGAAAAACATGAAAAACGTTTGATGATGGAATTTGCAAAAAAGAAAGAAGCCCGAGAAGAAAAACACCGATTAGAAAAAAAAGCAAATAGATATAATCCAGTATTCGACCGAGATTGGAATACGCCTGGTGCTGGTGGTTATGGATCGGGTGGATCCTCTATATCATATGAAGATCAAAAGGAAAGAAGAAAAAAAAAGAAAAAAGAACAAGATCCGACAAGATCGAAATATGAGAGTTTGGACAATAGAACGAAATCTCTGCGTAAAATATATGCAGAAATAGATAGAAAAAGTAAAAACTAAAATAAAATCTTGACAAAGATGATGTGATAGTGGTATAATATTATTTAGATTATGGGAGTTGTTAAGTGAATTCAGATTTTTATACAAATGCTATTGTAAGTCGTGGAAAGATTTACACAAGAGGTTATTCCGAGGGTAAACAATACTTCAGAAAAACCAATTTCAGACCATCTCTTTATGAGTTGAATGAAGGATATTATAAGACTCTTGATGGTAGAGAGTTGAGTGGTAGAGAATTTCATTCTATTAAAGCTTCTAAAGAGTACGTCAATCAGTATAAAGGTGTGGAGGGTCGATCCGAAATCTTCGGAGACTTTCCACATCAATATCAATATATATCTCAAGAATGGTTTAAAGAAAAGGTTAACTATGATCCTAATCTGATTAGAGTTGCCAACTTTGATATTGAGGTATTACCACCACCAGAGGGTGGATTCCCTTATCCAGAAAATGCAAATGGTGAAGTTAATGCCATCTGTTTAGAATCTGAGAATATATATTATGTTTTTGGTTGTGGTAAATACACTCCAAAAAATTCAAATGTAAAATATCTCCAATGTATAGATGAACGGGATCTTCTTCGGAAGTTTGTCGGGATGTGGAACTTTATCAGTCCTGATGTAATGACGGGATGGAATATTGAATTCTTTGATATTCCATATATCGTCAATCGAATGGATAACTTAGGGATGATGGATGTTGCAAAAAGTCTATCACCTTGGAATGATCTGTTCAAAAAAACATCAGAACAATTCGGAAAAACCAGAGAAACATATGATATCAGAGGTGTCACATGTCTGGATTATTCTGCATTATATAAAAAGTTTACATACAATCAACAAGAATCCTACTCATTGAATTTTATTTCTCATGCCGAACTAGGTGAGAAAAAGATTGATTATGCAGAATATTCGAATCTACATAATCTATATGAAAAGAATTATGAGTTGTTCATTGATTATAACATTAAAGATGTTGAACTAGTTAAGAGACTTGATGAAAAATTAAATCTTTTAAGTTTAGTGTATTCTATGGCTTATATGGCTAAATGTAACTTTGCAGATACATTAGGAACTATTAGGATATGGGATGTAATATGTTATAATTATCTACGTGAACAGAATATTATAGTTGGATCCAATCATGTATCAGATTCTAGGGATTTTGTTGGTGGTTATGTTAAAGATCCTCAAGTAGGTAGACATAAATGGGTAATGTCGTTCGATTTGGCATCACTATATCCACATCTTATTATGCAATATAATATTTCACCTGAGAAAATTAATGGTAAGTTGAATGATAAAGTCACTATAGATTCACTTCTTAATAAAGAACATGGGTCTGAAGTTGTTGATGATCTTGTTGGTGGAACTGATTGTGTGACACCGAATGGAACATTATATACTACTTCTGAACGTGGATTTATTCCATCGTTAATGGATCGATATTTTACAGATAGGAAGGCAGTTAAAGGTCGAATGATTCAAGCTGCAAAGGATGGGGATTCCGATCTAGAAAATAAATTGCAAGTGGAACAAATGGCACTTAAAATTCTTCTTAATAGTTTATATGGTGCATTGGGTAATAAGTATTTCCGTCACTTTGATGTTGATATGGCAGAATCTATTACTACTGCAGGACAGTTAAGTATTCGATGGGTTGAACGTGCAATTAACAAATATATGAATTCGGTTCTAAAGAGTGATAAAGAGGAAGATTATATTATTGCAGTTGATACGGATTCTGTATATGTATCATTCGAGAAAATTATGGACTCTATCACATGGAAACCAGAACAGGGGGTTCAAGAGAAAACTGATTTCTTAGATAAGATTGGATCTGATCAGATACAGAAAGTGATAAATGATGCATATGAGGAATTGTATATCTATACTAATGCATATGAACAAAAAATGGATATGGATCGTGAAGCAATTGCAGATAGTTCAGTTTTCTTTGCAAAGAAACGATATATCATGAATGTCATTGATAATGAGGGGGTTCGATATAAGGATCCTAAAATTAAAATGATGGGGATTGAAGCGGTTAGATCATCAACACCATCCGTATGTCGTGATGCACTTAAGGAATTTATTAAAATCATTCTGAATGGAACTGAAAAGGAAGCACAAGATTATTATTCAGACTTTAAACAAAAATTTAATAAAACCGATTTCTTGAATATTTCATTTCCTAGAACTGCAAATAATATTGATAAGTTTTTTGATCCAGTAACATTATACAGGAAAGGGACACCGATTCATGTACGTGGATCTATTGTGTATAATCATGCAATATATAAAGCTGGACTCGGTGATAGATATGAATCTGTAGAGAATGGTGATAAGATTAAATTTTGTTATATGAGAATGCCGAACACATTACAATCTAATGTAATTGCAATACCAAGTGTGTTGCCACCGGAACTTGATCTGGAGAAATATATCGATTATGATCTACAATTCGAGAAATCTTTCCTCCAACCTGTACAGACAATGCTTAAAATTATTGGATGGAATCACAAGAAAACTATTTCACTTGCAAGTTTTTTTGTTGATTGACATTCACTGGTAAATGTTATATAATATGAACTTAATTATGGAGAATGAAAAATGAGTAGTTTACTTGAACGAATGAAATCAACATCTAAAATAAAACAGTCTGCAATAATGACTGAATCTAAAATCCTGAAACAATCAGCCCCAATACCAACTTCAGTCCCTATGATGAACGTTGCATTATCTGGATCTTTTGATGGGGGTATTACTTCTGGATTGACAGTTCTTGCAGGCCCAAGTAAACATTATAAAACATCATTCGGGTTATTGATGTTAAAAGCATATCAGGATAAGTTTCCTGAATCTGTATGTTTATTTTATGATTCCGAGTTTGGATCACCTCAGGCATATTGGGATTCATTCGGTATTGATATGACTAGAGTTCTACATGTTCCTATTAAGAATGTGGAAGAACTTAAATTTGATCTGGTTACTCAACTGGAAGGAATTAATGCAAAAGAAAAAGTCTTTGTTTTAATAGATTCGATTGGAAACCTAGCATCAAAGAAAGAGGTTGATGATGCACGTGATTCTAAATCTGTTGCAGATATGACTAGAGCCAAACAAATGAAATCTTTATTTCGTATGGTCACTCCATACCTAACACTTAATGATATTCCATTGATTGCAATCAATCACACATACGAAACACAAGAAATGTTTTCTAAACAAGTCGTTTCAGGTGGTACGGGTGTTGTATATTCTGCAAACACTATCTTCATTATTGGTAGAAGACAGGATAAAGTTGGAAAAGAAATCAAGGGATATGATTTTATTATTAATGTTGAAAAATCTAGATTCGTTAAAGAAAAAAGTAAGATTCCTATTTCGGTTTCATGGGAAGGTGGTATAGAAAAATGGTCTGGTCTACTAGAAATTGCAGTCGAATCTGGGTTCGTGGTAAAACCAAAAGTTGGTTGGTATACTAGACCGACTGTTACAGATGATAAAAATTACCGTGAAAAGGATACTATGAATAAAGAATTCTGGGATCCAATTTTCAATGATACCAATTTCAGTGAATATGTAGAAGAGAAATTTAAAATTGGTTATGTTTCAATGCAATCATGAGAGATGATATAATGAGTGATGTAATGAGTGATATAAAGAAAGTTGATATACCAACGAAAGATTATGAATATGTATTCAATGACAAATATCCAAATACTCTAGCACTTTATTTGCATGATCTTGAATATTCTGGTATAATAGTGTTATATGAAGACTTTTGGTTTGAATTTGAATCAGAAAATGATGTGGAAAATGATGTTCCAACTCTAAGCTTCAAGTATAAGTTGGCAGTTAATCCCACGGGGATTAACGTTCCACTCAAGTACTTAGGAGATCTTTTAATGACTGTTATCACGGAGCAAACAAGTGGAAAACATGATACTAACACAGTTGGTACATAATACTCAATTTTTAAGAAAGGTAATACCATTTATTAAGGAGGAATATTTTCAAGATCATTGCAATAAGACTATATTCCGAACAATTGAGAGTTATGTATCAAATTATGCAAAAAATCCATCAGTAGATATTTTATTGGTTGCATTGGAAACTGATAAAAGTTTGTCACAGGATATGTTTGATACTGCAAAAAGATCTTTAGAATCATATAAACCAGTTGAGGAAAATATTGACTGGCTTTGTGATGAGACTGAAAAGTTTTGTCAAGATAGATCTATATATAATGCAGTTCTGAAATCGATTTCAATTATCGATGGGAAGGAAGATGATTTAACCCCACAAGCATTACCACAGATATTATCTGAAGCTTTGAGTGTTAGTTTTGATTCGAATATTGGTCATAGTTATTATGATAATGCAGATGATAGATATGAGTTCTATCACAGAGATGAAGAAAGGATTCCGTTTGATATTGACCTTCTTAATAAGGTGACTAATGGTGGATTACCGAATAAGTCTATCATGTGTTGGTTGGCATCCACTGGGGTCGGTAAATCTCTTGTGATGTGTCATCAGGCTGCAGCTGCAATGTCAATGGGTAGGAATGTATTGTATATCACATTAGAGATGTCGGAAGAAAGAATTGCAGAAAGGATTGATGCAAATCTGATGGATGTAGATATTAGGAAAATTGATAAACTTGATAAACGTCAATTCCAAAATAAAATATCTAACATCAAAAAACGATGTCATGGAAAACTGATAATTAAGGAATATCCAACATCTACTGCACATGCAGGTAATTTTGAACATTTATTAGATGAACTTAAGATAAAGAAGAACTTCAAACCAGATATCATATTCATCGATTATATTAACTTATGTACATCTAGACGGTTAAAGAATGCAAATGGTGTGAACTCTTATACAATGATTAAATCGATTGCAGAGGAATTACGAGGATTATCCGTGACACAGAATGTTCCACTAGTTACTGCAACACAGGTTAATAGATCTGGTGCAGATGATCCGGATTTAGATCTTACCAATACTGCAGAGTCTTTCGGGTTGCCTGCTACAGTCGATCTTATGTTAGCATTAATATCAACTGAGGAACTAGAGGGACAGAATCAATTAATGATTAAACAGTTGAAAAATAGATATAACGATCTATCCAGTTTTAAACGGTTTGTTGTGGGGATAGATAGACCTAAGATGAGACTCTATGATCTTGATACTTCTGCACAATCCGGTATAACACCAATCTCTGGTGGTGGTCAACCAGCAAAAGGTTTTGAATCTAAATTTGCAAACACTGCAGAAAAGACCTATCGATCTTTAATAGTATAAATAATATAATTAGTACTAATATACGTTGACAAGGAAGTCACGGTTTGATATACTAGTCCTGTACTTGATAGAAACCCTTTAATCGAACTGGTCAAACCAATGATAACATTTAATAACTTCACTTCCATAAAAACAATAACAGAAGCAAAGAATACCCATATGACACATATCGAAGACTTAGTTCTAGATGGTGGTGTTGATGGGACAAGAAGTGCTATTAATGCATTGAGGAGTTTACGGGATATGCTTGGTGGGAGCTCTAACACTTCCCATAATGTCACTGTAAAATGGGATGGAGCTCCTGCGGTATTTGCTGGAATCGATCCAAGTGATGGTGTGTTTTTTGTTGCAAAGAAAGGTATATTTAATAAGAATCCTAAAGTCTATAAATCATTCGATGATATTGATGCAGATACATCAGGAGAACTATCGGTTAAATTGAAGATTGCTTACACAGAATTTAAAAAACTTAATATTAAAGGTGTGTTGCAAGGTGATATCATGTATATTAAACCTGATCTCAAAAAAGAAACAATTGACGGTCAGAAGTATATAACATTTCATCCTAATACAATTGTTTATGCAATACCGGTAGATCAAGCAACTGATGTTATTGCATCTAAAATTGGGGTTGTTTGGCATACAAAATATACAGGAACTTCATTTGAAAGTATGTCTGCATCATTTGATATATCTATTAATTCCTTAAAAAAATCTAGATCTGTATGGATGAGGACTGCAGATCTTCAAGATTTATCTGGTACTGCAACCATGACTAAATCCGAAACAGAAACCGTTACCAAGAATTTATCGAATGCTGGTAAGATTTTCAGAAAAATATCATCATCAACATTAAAAGAAGTATCAGATAATTCTATCATCAATCAAATGATTAATACCTTTAATAACACTAAGGTTAGATCACAAGAGAAAATAACTAATACCAAGAGTCATACTGAAGATCTGATATCATGGATTAATATTAGATATCAAAAGGAAATTGACAAACTAAAAACTGATAAAGGTAAAGATAGAAAACGTGGTGTTCGTGATGATGTACTCAGTTTCTTTTCAGATGATAATAAAGCCAATCTTAAATTGATGTTCGATCTACAGAATCATTTGGTTGCTGCAAAAGAGATTCTAATTGATCAATTGGATAAAGTATCAGATATAAACACTTTTGTTAAAACAATTGATGGATTCAAAACATCAGGATCTGAGGGATTTGTTGCAATTGATACAGATGGTTCAGCGGTAAAATTAGTTGATAGAATGGAATTCTCATCAAATAACTTTTCAAAAGATATAATTAAAGGTTGGCAGAAATGAAAAAAATGACATTCTCTTTCGGTAGATTGAATCCCCCGACAGTCGGTCACACTAAATTACTTGATGCATTAAAAAAAGAATCTAAAGGTGCAGAGTATAGAATGTACCTATCTAGATCACATGACCGTAAAAAGAATCCATTATCATTTAAAGATAAAGTTAAATATGCACGATTGATGAATCCTAAACATTCATTATATATAATGGATGATGCTAAAATTAATACAATATTTGATATATTGGTAAAACTCCATGATGAGGGATATGGTTATATCTGTATGGTAGTCGGATCTGATAGGGTCAGTGAATTCGAAACAATGATTAATAAATATAATGGAACTGAAGCACGACATGGGTTTTATGATTTCAAACAAATCTCTGTTAAATCTGCAGGGGATCGTGATCCAGATTCCGAGGGTGTAGAAGGTATGTCTGCATCCAAGATGAGAGCAGCAGTAGTGGATAAAGATTTTAAATCGTTTGCAAAGGGTTTGCCTAAAGGATTTAAACAGTCAGAAGAATTATTCGAACTTCTCAAAAAAGAAATGGGAATTTTAGAATCGTTTAATGATTTTATATAAATAATATCAATCAAAAAAGGAAAAACAAATGTCTAATCAAGAAGCACCATTTTGGTGTCCAAATGCAGTTGCAACTAAATTGGGTTGGCAAGATCCAGTCACTAATGAAGTATATGTATGTGATACCACATTAGAAATCACACCTGTAGTTAAACCTACACCAAACAAGAAAAGTTTAAAAAATAAAAAATAAGTTTCATTGAGCTGAGTCCCAGCATAACAATTCCCTTTGGAGGGTTTAAAGA